GTTACCGCACCAATACAGAGCGTGCTTAGAGCAGTAAGCAACCCTGTTGTTCAAGGGGCGTCATTACTGGGAGTTTCGCTAGGGGTAGCAGATACTGTAAACACATTCAAGGATTTTGAATCCATGATGTCTCAGGTGAAAGCCATATCAGGAGCCACAGGACAGGACTTTGAGGATTTGACTGCAAAGGCGAAGGAGATGGGAGCAACCACAAAATTCACCGCTACGCAGAGCGCAGAGGCGTTCAATTACATGGCGATGGCCGGTTGGCAGCCTACTCAGATGATAGACGGTATTTCTGGTGTAATGAATTTGGCGGCGGCTTCTGGCGAAGACCTGGGAACCACCAGTGACATTGTAACCGATGCCATCACAGCTTTTGGACTACAAGCAGGAGACGCAGGGCATTTTGCGGATGTGCTGGCCCAGGCAAGCGCAAATGCCAACACAAATGTAGGTATGCTCGGTGAGAGTTTTAAGTATGTTGCACCTGTGGCCGGAGCGATGAATTATACAGTAGAAGACACATCCTTGGCTCTCGGTCTCATGGCTAACGCAAGTGTGAAGGGAAGCATGGCCGGTACTTCTTTGAAAACAGCTATCGCAAATATGGCAGCACCTACGAGCAGTATGGCGGCAGCTATGGAAAAGTACGGAATCAGCATAACGGACAGCGAAGGAAACATGAAAAGCCTTAAAGGGGTCATGGACAATATCAGAAGTAGCCTCGGCGGTCTTGCAGAAGATGAGCAGACTGCGGCAGCTTCCACCATTTTCGGGAAGGAAGCCATGGCTGGTATGTTAGCTATCGTCAATGCGTCTGAAGATGATTACAACAAGCTGAGTACGGCTATTTACAACTCCAAAGATGCAGCTCAGGACATGGCAGATACGATGATGGATAATCTGGCCGGTTCAATGACCTTGATGCAGAGCGCAGTAGAAGGAGTACAGAACTCTTTCGGAAAAAGGCTTTCTCCATATCTGAAAACTGCGGTTGAAGGAATTACTGCAGAAATGCCGGCAGTAGAAGAAGCACTGAACAATATCATGGATGTTGTGGACGGAAAAGCTACGTCACTTAAACGAAGCATTAAGAGCATGACAGGCTCCCAGGAGTGGAAAGATGCAGATTTCTTTGGGAAAGTTGATATTGCCTGGGACAAGATCATTGCAGAACCGTTTATGAGCTGGGCCGGATCAGAAGGTAAATCGATGCTGTCACAGGGAATCGGGAAATTGTTTTCCAGTGCATCAGCAATTCTACCTGGCGGTGAAAAAGCAGGTCTGACAAGCTGGTTAAGTGCCGGATTAATTGGAGTTGGAGCATCAAAGCTAATCAGCGGAGGAAAGAATGTCGCAAGTGCATTAACACCTATCGGATCAGCAATAAAAAATATCGCATCAGCAGCCTCCGAAGCAGATACAGTCGGAGGATTTTTTACGTCCTTAACAGGAATGACTTCTAAAGCAGGAATGATCGGACTTGGAGCAGCAGCTATTGTTGCGGCTATTGCCGGTATCGCAGTGGCGGTAGACAATTACAATTCCAAAGTTCTGAATGATAATTTGGAAGAACATTTCGGAAAGATCAAATTGTCTGCAAAAGAAGCGGAAGAAATTGCTTCCGGCATTCTTAATCAAAAGTACCTTACGAATGTAGAACTTGCTCTAAATGAGGTAAAAAACGCAGACAGCCTGAGAGAGGCAGCACAAAAAGCCCTGGAGTCTAACGATGTGCTGGAGTTCAAGAGTAGGGTAGGAATCACTCTCACTCCGGAAGAGAGAGAGGATTATACGAGCAATATTAAAACGTTTGTGGATTCCAAAATCGAAGAGCTGCAGAGCAGGACGTTTGCTGCACATATTCATGTTCAGACCTACATTGGTGGAACAAAAGAAGGTGATACCCTCGCAAAGAATATCGAAGACTGGGCGAGAGCAGACAACTTGGAACTTACTAATCTGTCGAATGATCTGCAGACTGCTGTAGAAAAAGCCTTGACTGATGGCATCATCGATGTTGATGAAGAACAGGCAATCAGTGCTTTGCAGGAAAAAATGAACAATATTACTGCCCGTTGGAAAGAATCAGAAGCTCAGGCAAAGTGGGACTGGATCAACCAGGAGTACGGAAATCTGAACGCAGCCGATCTGGAAAGCGGGTCTTTTACTGAGCTACTAGAAGCTATGAGAGGTCAAAGGCAGTCAGCAAAAGAAAGCGTACAGGCAGATGTTGAACAGTGGTACTCAGAGCTTAATTCAATGGAATCGGCCGGCAGGATTACAGATGCTCAGAATAAGCAGTACAAAGAAATGACCGGCTGGTATGTGAAAGGACAGGAAGGAAGTGAGCTGACTAAGAGCTTGCAGCTGGGAGCAAACACACTGAACTCTGCATATGCAGAAAAAATTCAGAGTAATAGACAGAGCCTTGCAGAAAATGCACAGTATTCTTTGGAATCAGCACAGAATATGCTGGCAAGCGGAGATACTTTCTCTGCGTCAAATGCACTGATGTATGGCTTCAATGAGCTTGGCAATGGAAAAACACTTGGATTCACTACAGACGCTACACAAAATGCTTTGAGTACGATGTATGAAAGCATGAAACCAGACGTAACGCAGATGCAGGGATTGATTGATGATTATAGGGAAGCCGGAAAAGCGGTTCCACAGAGCTTGATGGATTCTTTCAACGAAGCCGTTGAAGTCGGAGCGGCGGCAGGTGATACTGCGGCTACATGGCAGAATTACGCTAATCAGATTTGGCAGAATGGAAGCGATGAATTAAAGGCATCACTTACAGACCCAAGCAATCCTATGTACGAGACTATCCGTTCTCAGCTTCCACCGGAATTGACAGAGGCAATAGATCGAGCGGCGGCAGAGACAACTACAGAGGACGTAACCCTGGAAGGCTTAAAGGCATCGGTTGACGGTGACGTAGATATAGACAAGGACAAATGGGTGTCTGCTTTAAATGAAAAGTTGGGAGATTTGGCAACAACAGAGGAAGTTACCGCAGAGGGTGCGACTATCAAAGTTGAAGCTGGGGACTGCTTATGGGATATTGGCAATGCCCTTGGTGTTGACTGGCGGACTATAGCAGAAGAGAACGGCATCGAAAGCCCATACGTTATTCATCCTGGAGATGAAATCAAGATTTCCATGGACACATTAACTGCCGAAGTAGATGGAGATGCAGCACAATCAGCAATCGATCAGGCAATGTCTGCGTTGACAACTGAGGGCGCTGAATTTTCTGTTACTGCAGAAGGCGTTCAAGTGGATTTGTCCGATGTTCAAGTAGATTCAGAATCAGCAGCCGCTCAGATTGAAGCGGCACTTGGCATGGAATCCGGAACACTTGCGGCGAATGGAATCGAGGTGCAGACAGGAGCAACGGTAACTGTGCCATCAGAATTGGTGCAGGTAGATGCATCTGGTCTGCAGGGAGCAACTCAGGAGGCGGTAAATCAGACAGATACAGAACCAG